GCAACACCTGATCAAACGCAGTTCACTTTGTATTTGTCCCCGAACACTTTGTATGCCGACTTTATTCTTGACTCGTCGCAGTTCGGCGTCCTTGACCAAAACCGACTTGGAAATTGGTACGTATGATTCCCACATTAAATAACTACAAAAGATTAGGATAATCACATGGCTGTAAAGACGTTCACGACTGGCGAGGTGCTTACGAGTGCCGACACCAATACTTACTTAGCCAACTCAGGGCTGGTATATATCACTAGCGCAGTTGTTACGTCGGCAGTTTCTAGCGTCACAATAGACAACTGTTTCACAAGCACCTACGACAATTATTTAGTCATTGGCTCAAATATAGGTGGTAGTGCTTCTGTCGACTTGTATTGTCAGATGCGTTATGCAGGACCAACAACTCAATCAACTTCCTACTATCAAGGCATCGGTGGCATTACTTATCTTGGTGGACTTTCAACACCGTTATCGGGGAATAACGCAAGCGCATTTACTTTAGGAAACATAACTTCTGGCGGACCACGAAAACCGTTCAATATGAACGTCTTTCAAACAGTCGGATTCGCAGGAATAACAATTCAAACATGGGATTCAAATGCGGGCTCCTTTTATTCGGGCGCGGGGTACATAAATGCTTCACGCACTTACACGGGGCTTATCTTTTCAACATCATCAGGAACAATCAACGCAGGAACATTTCGCGTCTATGGATACAGGCAGGCATAACTCATGGAACCACTATTAGGCATTTTTCACGATGCGTTAACAGGCGAAACAATAGAAAGAGAATTGACCGCCGAAGAAATAGCCGAATTAGAAGCGTTTGAACAATCACCCATAGAACAATAAATGCGGTGGCTTGTATTCGCACCTATTGCACTACTCGGCTGTAAAGTTTTATTATGAATGAAATTGCTGTTGCTGTTATTGGTATGGCTAGTGCTTTAATTGTCGCATTAATTGAAACTACACGCAGGCAAAACAATCGTGACCACGCTACAAACGCAGATAAATTAGATTCAGTTATTGAAAAGATTGACAAGGTGGATAGTCGCCTTGGGGGTCATATTGACTGGCATCTAAAAAAAGACTGATGAAACCTCGCTGGTTAATCTTTGCGCCAGTTTGCCTACTGGCTTTCTTCACTTCGGTGATGCCTGCCCATGCCACTAATCCGATAGTTACGGAACCGACTGACTTTTGGTTTGAATACGAAGAACCGACAACTTTAATTGCGCAGACTTACATGATTACTGGGTTCAATTCTGACCCGATGTTATGGCTATACAACGAAGCCGGCACGCTACTTGCATCAAACGATGACAGTTATGGTTTGCAGTCATATATCTCTCGTGAACTTCCAGCCGGCAAATATAGAATTAGGGCTGGTATTTGCTGTGGCAATCCTAATGCTTGGCATACAAATGGCGGATGGAATCTGCAGTACGAGTTGAGTTTTAATGGTCAAGCGTCTATGCAGACAACCACAACAGAAGCCCCAACCACAACATCAACGACATCAAGTACCACCACATCTACTGTTCCCGAAACCACCACTTCAACATCAACCACAACATCAACGACAAGTACATCAACAACAACGACAACTTCAACCAGTACGACATCTACTACATTGCCTTCAACAACAACCACACGCCCGACATCCACAACATCTTCAACAACGACAACGGAAGTTCCCACAACAACCACAAGTACAGCCGTACCAGTAGTAACGACAACAACCACCACGCCAGCACTGACCACCACAACTTCATCTCAGCCAAGTCCTACTACTACTGCTAATACAATTGCTCCAACGAGCACAGCCCAAGCCACCACGAGTACAAGCACTTCTACCGTTCCTTCCACGACAAGCACAACAACTTCATTACCTGAAGTTATCACTCCGATGCAGGCATCACCACTTATTTCCGAATTGCTTTCTAACATCAACGATTTGCCTCAATCAGAAATCGCTTCTGTAGTGGCAAAAAGCGCAGAGGCGGGTCTAACCAAAGAAGATGCCGTAGCCCTCGCTACGAGCGCCGAGGTGCTGAATGCGGTAACAGGGGAAACAGCCACCGCAATCTTTGAAGCACTTGATGTGGCAACCTTGAATGACGACCAAGCCGAGCAACTGGTTGTAGCGGTTCAATCTGCCAGCGAAGAAGTGCGAGCAGCGTTTGAGGAGACAATAGATTTGTTCAATGGCAAAACAGATACTTATGTTCCGATTGGTTCTGCAGTTCCAGTTCGCACTCGCCGTGCAGTCATCGCCGTAACAGGCTTGCTGGCTATTGCTGCTGTGCCTAGCCCGATATCAGGACAGCCAAAACGGAAATAATCAAAGCGATAAACATGGTTTTCAATAGGGGAATCATTGTAAGATAAATGCTAGTTCCCCGACACCACACTCCAAGGACAGGTTCAGGGTGAAAAAGATTTTGCGTGAAGTAGGTTCGCTCTCGTGGACTTTGGCTGGAACAGGATTAGTTCTCATTACTTTGGCTGGCACTACACGCCGGCTGGGTATCTACATATCGCTAGTGGGCTTGTTAGTACACTTAGTCGGAGTCTTCGCACAGGAGGAAGAATGAATATCAATGTAATCAAAGATGTGGCAACGAGGCTTACCGCCTTGTTCATCTCATCAGCGTTAGGAATAATCACTGGTACGGGAGTCATTCAAGCCTTCACTGACAAAGTCAATATCCCGATGTGGTTTCAAGCCCTTCAGGCTGGTGGCGCTGCTGTTGCGCTAGTTGTGTACGACTTGAGTAAAGCACTCAATGACGGCAAACTCACTATGGCAGAAGTTGATAAAGCCTTTGGAGTAGACAGGAACAAACACGATGTCGGTTAGACCATACACAGGGACTACAGACGGAGCCGCTACAGGCAAGCGTGAAGGTACCGAGCGTCTCATTGATTTATGCCACAAGCGTTGGGGCTTCACCAATTTAGGTTCGTGGGTGGTCAGAGATATGCGTGGGAAGCCTGGACAGTTATCGGTGCATGCAACTGGACGGGCTGCTGACATCGGGTACAAAGTGTCTGAGCGTGACAAAGGCATTGAAGCATTTGATTGGTTAGTTCTTCACGCTGACGCCCTCGGAATTGAAGAAGTGCATGACTACTCGTTCGGCAAGTTCGGCAGAGGCTATAGGTGCAAGCGCAAGATAGGCGAGAAACTTATCAAGGTGTACGCCAACGAAGCAGAATCCGCTGGCAGCATCGGCGGTAAATGGCTTCATGTAGAACTATCTCCGAAGATGGCAGATGACGCTGATGCTTTTGAATCTGCTTGGCGTAGTTTGCCGAAACCCTCGGCACTGTAGTACCCCGACAATTTCGTTATGACGGAATAGGGGAAAACGGGAAACCCTTTAGATACAAGGAAACCCTTACCTCTATATATACGCCGTGTTCAAAGGGGTGGGTTGTTAAACGAAACCAACCCAACCATCGGGCATAAGGTGTGCATATTCCAGCAGCGTCATCCCGAATGAATGCATTGGGAAGTATTCATGTTGCATTGATTATCTAAACAGTATCAACATTAGCGTTTGGTATTATTAAGCAATCGGAATCAACGAGAAAGGAATCCCGATGCCTACATCAACCACACATTTTTCACCTTCACAGGTGCGTACCCGATTGCGGTCTGCGCTTCGCAATGTAAACGGCAGAGGGGGCGGAACGATACTGCGAGTGATTGTTCCTAGCCCGATTCGTGAAGCGAACGAAGTTCTACTACCACCGTTTGAATTGGCTTCACTTCTTGATGACCACATAAACCTTGCCTTGCGAGTCCCGAACTTTGTTCATTCAACAGTGAAAATATCTGTTGCACTGCAACTGAACAGTCAGTTCTTCTGCGCACACAACAGGGTTATGTACATCCTGCGTACTAGTGGGCGTGACATTCTGAAAGCGCAACTGCTACCCGTGCACCTTGGGAATCCCACAGTGCCACCAGTAGTTGGGAATCTGCATTACCACTTCTTAACGGAAGAAGGATATGTGAACCTTTCCGCAATCGGTATGAATGATGAACTTCAACAGCGATATTCGGACAGCATCAACAACCGTTCGTACTAAACAAATAAGAAGCCCCTACTTCGGTAGGGGTTTTTCTTATGAGTAAAACTTTTGATGTTTGCCATAACGGTGACACAGGGTTTCGTTATCATTACACCAACAAATAAAGTTTCTGAAAGGAACAACATGGATACAGATAAAAGACGGACATTTACGAAGGCGCTGTACGGCTCGCAAGAATGGTTAGAGCAAAGGCGTACGCAGAACGGTGGCACAGTATTCGGTGCATCCGAAATACCAGCGTTGATGGGCGTGTCCCCTTGGGACAACCTAACAGACCTAGTAATAAAGAAAGTTAATCCGGAGTTCTCGTCATCAAGTAACGATGCAACACTGCGAGGTCACATTCTTGAGCCAGCGTTGATTGAGTTCGCTCGCCGTCACTACGGAGAAGTCGTGTTGCCTACCGACATGTACCAGCGAGACAGGATTGTGGCGACTCTAGACGGCATTCAATTTGATGAGTCGGGTAAAGCCACCCGAACAGTGGAAGCAAAGACCACAACGGCGTATGCGCTGTCTGACACTTTACCGATTACTTACTTTTGGCAAGTGCAAGCGCAGATGGATGCAGTCGGTTGTAACGAGTCAGTTGTTGTAGCCCTTGACAAATACATGCGTCTCGGCTTTTGGGTAGTTGAAGCAGACCACTTCGCTATTGAGGAGATGAGAGAACAGGCTGAGTTGATTGGTTCCAAGATTGATGACGGCAGCATCTTTGACCAACTCACTGATGGCCTGACATCTAAGCAAGTAGACCTGCTGTACCCCAAGCCCGAAGGCGAACGGGAATTGACGCATGAAGAAATGACAGCAATTGACGAGTGGCGAGCATGGAAAGACCAAATGGATATGTTGAAGGATGCAGAGTCAAGCGCTCGTGACCGAGTGACACGCATCTTGAAAGATGTGCAAGTGGGAACATTCAATGGGCAAGCAATTATTTCGTATAAACGACAGACAAGAAAAGGAAGTATTGATGTAGACCGCCTGCTCAATCACAACCCCGAAATATCAGCACTGGCTAGCCAGTACCGTAAACCTGACACGGCGTTCCGTGTCTTGAGATTCAAATAAAAAGGAAACACCAATGGAAATTATTAAACAATTAACACTCGTAATGGGAGAGGTTGGTGCTGTAGCAAAGACACAGCGCAACACTCACCAAGCGTTTAACTTTCGTGGGATTGACAATGTGGTCAATGCCGTATCGCCAGCGTTACGGAAACACGGAGTAGTGGTAGTACCGACAGTCAATGCGAGCGAAGCCGAAACAATAGAGATTGGGCAGAACCGAACACGCATGGGTTATGTCCGAGTGAATGTCACTTACACCTTCTACGCACAAGACGGAAGCAACATTGCCAGCACTGTTGTAGCCGAGAGCATGGATAGTGGAGACAAAGCAACAGCGAAAGCGATGAGTGTGGCGTTCCGTACAGCGTTACTGCAGACATTGTGCTTGCCGACAGACGAAGCCGACCCTGATGCGGATACTTATGTTCGGAGCGATGGGGCACCTAAACCACAGACAAAGACTTCGCCTCTTGTAGTGGTCAATAGCACGGGGAAACCTGCACCACAATGGCAGACCCCCGATACGGAGTCACCGATGCAGGCAAAGATGCCACCAGCGAAAGTGCCTGCTAAAGAAAAGCCACAAGCATCAGACAAGAACCCGATTAGTGATTCGCAAAAGAGTTTTATTACTAAGTTGTCAGCCAAGGCTGAATTAAGTATTGACGACATCGTGGATATCGCAGGGAAAAAACCTGATGCAATGAACTCGGCTGAAGCGTCAGCGTTTATCGCAGACCTACTAGCCCTCAGTAAAGAGACAGCCTCAATAGAGTTCGGGGATGACAGCCGACCTCGGATTGTTCACAAGTAAAGGAAACAACATGACACTAGGAAAGAAAGCCTACGAAGAAATCAATGACGCACTTACGGAGAGTCTTGTTGATTCAATCAAAACGATTGACCACCAAATGATGGTTAATGGGAAACTGATTGAATACATACTGTTCTTCCACCAGCAAATGACAGAACTAACAGATGTCGTGGCTAAAAAAGGTAAAGAGTTATTTGACCCACTAGCAAAAGGAAACGATGAGTAACGAGGAACCACTATTCAACTGGTTTGATGACACCGATGGATTCGTAGACAGACCAGCATCTCGTGAGAGGGCTATCCGTGAATCCAAGAACGGCGTAAAGAACCAGCGACATAAAAAGATAATCAAATATCTAGACCTGTGCGGAGAGCAAGGCGGAACATGGAGAGAGTTGGGTGAAATCTTAGGGTTGCATCACGGTCAGATTTCAGGGGCTTTGTCAAAGATGCACAGCAATGGAGAAATCTTTTCACTAAGACAGCAGCGAGATAAGTGCCACCCTTATGTGCATTTGAAATACCAGTCTAATTACTCGGTTGAGGAAAGGTTTGATGAGCCTGCTAAAACTATTGGTGTGCTACGAGCAGAAGAAAACGAACTACTTAAAGAACAACTAGAGACTATGCGTATCGAGCGTGACATCTGGAAAGCCCTTGCGGAAAAACAGCAAGAGGTAATAGAGAAGTTACGCAATGCAGGAGATTGAACAGAAGCGAAAAGGTTACTGCGCTTGCGGATGCGAGTTATTCGGAACATTAAGGAAGCGACCTGTAGACCATGTCAAGGACTGCAAGTGCAAACAGTGCATGGGCAAGCGCAACAGGGCAAAGGGAGACAGTAAGGCTCGTCATGCTCGCAAGGTACTTGGTCTTGGCGGAGCAAACTCACGACATGAAGAAGTATGGGGAGGGCCGATTCGTGTAGAAGTTAAAGCAGGTAAGCAAGTGCAGCCTATTTACACAAGATTCCTCATGGCAGAACAGCAAAGTAAACAAGGCTCTGCGCTCGGAGACATCCGTCCCTTTGCTATGGTTGCGATGCCCGAAGGAACAAGTGACGGTCTAGTTATCATGCGACTGTCAGAGTTCCAAAACTTCATGGCATTACTTAACGACTTATAGAAAGGGTGAAGGGGAGTCCCCGACAGACTCCCCCCCACGAAGCCAATTGGGGTTGGCATATGAACGATACACCTGACGACAATACGATTCCCGTATCTGCAGATTTTTACTTTGCAATCATTCCCGAGTGGGTTTTAGCTTTACCTGTTTCGTCTAATGCGATTCGTGTTTACTGTTGCTTACGCAGATTTGCTGACAACACCACAGGCGAATGCTTCCCTTCACGCAGGCTGTTGGCTATGCGAGCAAGGGTTTCTATTTCAACTCTTGACAGAGCCATCAAAGAACTGTCCGAACATGGGGCTATAGAAATCACTCATCGCAAAAGCGAATCGGGAGACTATACATCCAACTTATATATCGTTCGCTCATTCCCAAAGGGGGTGGCTTCAAAAGTGGTACCACCCCGTATCAAGGCTGGTGGTACAGGTGGCTTCACGGGTGGCGAACTAACTAGAACCAATAAAACTAAAACCAATAACTCCCCGATTAGAGAAAGTTGGAAAGAACAGTGGAAAACCAAGGGCATCGTCTTCGCAAGGCTAAACTGGTCATACTCTCGTGTAATACAGGAATACGAGGACGATATACATTTCCGACTAATTGAAGAAGGTTTCCTTTCAGTAGCGAAACCCGAACAGTTAGACATCCCACATCCCAATGCGGATAGTGCGCCTATACAGGAGGCAACATAATGCAAACAAAACCAACACCAATTATCTTGATGGTCTTGATAACAACAGTCTCACTGTTGCTCTTTACTCCTAGCGTTAGCCACGCATCAGATACACACAGTAAATACAAGGGCGTAATGGTTGACGATTGGTACGACAGGCTCGCCCGATGTGAAACTGGCGGTAACTGGAAGCATTCAACTCGTTCTTATACGGGTGGGCTTGGTATCTATAGAGGAACATGGCAACGCTGGTCTAACTCGTCTAGTGCTAAAGGCAAGACAGCGATGCAGCAAGTTCAGGTTGCTGATGCGATTGCATTCAAGGGACATACTGAACCTAATGGGGAATATGTTTATCCGGTAGGAGTATTTGGTTGGGGCTGTGTCAAGAACAATGCGGTATTGAAGGCTATGATTTGCAAAAGTAATAAACCACTTGTTAGGCGTTGGCATAACAGGTGTAACAAATAAAAGGAAAGACAATGATTGCAGAAGTAACAATTCACCTAGGACAAGAATGGCGTGACCTCGCCTACTGCTTATTCGGAATGGCATGTGGCGGATTGTTCGGCTTCATCTTTACCGCTGATTACTTAGAAAGGAAAGCGAAGAAGAAGTGACGGCAAAGGCTGTTACCGAATGGCGGTGCCACAGATGCCCACAGGTTCTTATCACATTCGTTTATCTCTCGGCTTCCCCAACCCACATATGCCCAAGACCAGATGCAGGTCGGCTCCGAGAATTCAAATACCAAACAATTATTGCAGAACCGAATAAAAAGGAATAAGATAAAAGCATGAGTTTCCGTAAAACTTCCAGCCAAACCCGACTTCATGGCGCACAAGTGCTAAAGCGGGAAAGAACCAATAAGAAGATGAGCCAGTCTGAACTTGCTAAGCAACTAGGGGTATCGCAGCCTTTAGTCTCGTCTTGGGAATCAGGACGCATCACGATGTCAATTGAAGATGTCGTTGCCGTTGAGAAGGCATTGGATTATGAAGAAGGTGGGATGTTGTCGCTGATTGCATATCCCCATCACAGCAGCCACCCGAATACTGAAGCATGACAGTCGTATTGTTATTCCCTGATGGTTCAGAAATTATTGGGACATCAGCAACCCATGTTCTAACCAAACTTCTTAGTGGGTGGAATCCTGACACCATTGGGGAGTTGCGTAACACACTCGCTAGTCGGGCTGGTATCGTTCACGATGTAACGAAGACCGACATAGAATTTCTTTATCAACTTGATGCAACCGGATGGGTAACTGTTCAGCAGATAGTTACTGATTAAAACTCAGATACATATTTTCAAGTAGCGATTCTTTCCTTTCTTGCTACTTGACGCAGGGGCGGGCTTGGACATCCGCCCCTGCCCTTTTTAGGGGATTCCCGAAAACCACCCCTCGGGAACCCTTGCAGTTCTTGGGGTTGCTGGTGGCCATGCAGGGGGATTATCACACCTGCTACTATTTAGGGGAACCCAAGAACGGGCGAAACCAACACGGCTTCCAAGAGCCGAGAAAAGGAAAACCAAAATGCCTACTACCTTCCCGACAAGCGGACACGGATGGAGACTCAGTCCCCGTCTTCGTCACACTTCACCAGTGCTTGCGAATATGCAAGCAACACTTCCCGAAGGCAACTACGCCTCCATCACACTTCCGAAGGCTTTGTTCTTTGCCGAGAGTGCGAACCTTGCAGACTTCAGTCTGATTCAGAACTACGGAAACAGAAACGACTTTGAACAAGTCGTCTGCTACCTACACACATCTGAGTTGGTGAACCACAACAACATCGGCGCATTTACATTCGGTGGTGACAGCGGGCTGGCACATCCTGTCTACACACACATCACAGACAATGCAGAAGCAGACATGATGGATTCTGTCAGAGCAATCAGTCGCCGTGCGCTTGTCTTCCACATGCGTCACAACCTGCACATCCCACTCACACACATTGCAGCCTGCTTCGCACTTCACACAAGCGGTAGTTACAACTTGCCAACTGCGAACAGCATCGGCTCCGAGTATGTGACCATCTGCCGAAACCTAGGTATCACTCCTTACCGTTCGGTGGCTCAGCAGAATGCAAGCATCCGTGCTACTGGCAGAACGACAGTGCGTGAGATTGACGAAGACATGAACGAGTTGCCTTCGTACTTGCTAGCGACCGACATTCAGATGTGGTTCAACAGCAGGAATTATTCTTTCGGAACAGAAACAGAATTGGTCGGCTTGTCAGTGAACACCGCTCACCACCTTGTCATGCAGATGCCAGACATTGAAGTCCTACCGAACACGGCTTATGGCCATGCAAACTTTTCACAGTGGAAGGTGGTTCCCGATGGAAGCGTTAGTCGTGGCGCTGAAATTGTTAGCCCAGTGCTTCGTTTCCATGAAGGCTTCCTCACACTTCGTAGAGTTCTTGTTGCGCTCAAGCGTGGTGGTGGAAGAATCAGCGGAGCCTGTGGAGGACATGTTCACTTTGGCGTTGAACACTTGACACCTTCTGACCGAGCACGAATCATTGAGGGTCACCAAATGATTCAGCCTTTGTTCGATGCGTTTGTTTTACGAGGACGCTTGAACAACTCCTACTGTCGCTCACGCTCGGCTAGTGAAGCCAGCCTTCTTGCTGAACGGATGTTCACCAATGCAGGCAGAGAAGGACAGGATGTTTCAGGCGGAACATGTAACAGAGGAGAGGTTGGCTCAATCGGGCGCTACTTCAACTTGAACATTGCGTCTTGGATGAAGTACGGAACATTTGAGAATAGGCAACTTGAGGGTTGCTTGAACCCTCGCAAGATGTTTGCTTGGCTTTGCTTGAACATGGCGTTCATGTCAGCCTGCGAACAGCCTGACTTGTTCAGCAGTGGTGAAGGCTGGCTAGCCACTCAACTATTGACAGGGCGGTACAACACGCCCGAAGCAATGTTCGCACTCGTAGCGCACCGAACAGGGATGCCTCAAGCAACCCAAGACCTAATCACCAGCATGTTGCGTAGCAACTAAGACCAAACAAATAAACAAAGAAAGAAAGAAGGAAACATCATGTGCGGAATTGGAGCATTCCAAATCGTTGAGAACGAAATCAACGCTAAACGACTGACACAGGCTTTACTGAAAGGATTGACCCCTAGAGGGCGTGATGCTTCAGGAGTTGCTTGGCACGATGACAACGAGAATCAGACTTACATTCAAAAGATGGATATGTCAGGTGTTGAACTTGCGAAGTGTCTTGAAGAAGGTATCGGTTCAACAGGGATTGTTCACACTCGCTTCGCTACCCAAGGCGACCCGAGCAACAACATGAACAATCACCCGATTGACGCTCGGGGAATTATTGGTGTTCACAACGGACACATATCAAACGACAAGGAGTTGTTTAACAACATCCACGCTTCAAGTGACTATCGCCGTCAAGCGGAAGTAGACAGCGAAGCAGCGTTCGCCTACTTGGCACATGGCGACAGTAGCAAGAAAGACTTGTACCAGCGCTTGCGTGACATCCGAGGCGGTGCAGCCTTGATGTGGTTGAACACCCGAGGCAAGAACAAATACCTGCATGTCGCTCGGTTGAGTTCGTCACCTTTAGTGTTCGGTCAAACTCACAAGGGCAGTGTCGTGCTTGCTTCTACAAGAGCAATCCTGATGCAGGTTGCTAAAGAGGTTGGCATTGAGTTTGAGTTCGTCTACGAACTTGAAGAAGGCGAGTACATCAGATTCCACAAGGGGCGACTTGCCCAGCAGGTCACTTGGGAAACTCCCAAGTTCAGTTACAAGATGCCCAACTACTCACAAAGGAGTTTGTTCTAACCACCGCTACTGGATGGGGAGAGGGGCTACGCCCCTTTCCCCCACTACCCCAAAACAAAATCAACATGAGCCCGCTAGGGCTTTAGAAAAGGAAAGCAAATGCCGAAGCAAATACCAGCAGTTCAAGATGTGACCAAGAAACAACTTGACGAGATAATCCGATGGGCGGAGAAACTAGGTGCACATTACGCCTACAACGCTTCCCGAGGCGGATACCAAATAAACGGAACTGTCTACAGGGTTCCACCGTTCTCATTTGAAGATGAGCAAAGAGCAAGACCGAACATCGGCTGGCGTGATGGGAATTATTTTTACTGCCTATCGCACTCGTCAGTTCAAGTACCGACTGCTCAGTTCTTCAACGAAGGCGAAGACGGATACTGGTCAGGTCGCAGATGCGACTGGTGTGGACTACTAATAAAGAAGGCAACGAAATGACAGACCTAATAACAATCGGGTTGATGCTAGGTATTCTGGCCATCGCCGTTCACAAACATGTAAAGGTATGGAAATGAGCACAATGTCAGACCTGCATCTTTGCATGATGCAACTCACCGAAGCGATAGATGACAGTGCGGTTCCCTTCTCAGGGATATCGGATGTGTCAGAACTAACTACTAACACTGGCTTCACCATGAGTGTCACAACAGACTGGATTGAAGTGCAGGTTTTAGTTATCGGGGTGAACCACAATCAAATACTTGTAGCAGTTCAGAATGACCGCCGTTCTAACTGGTGCAAGATTTATCCGGCAGAAAGTATCAAGCATGATGAAGTCATCTTTGAAGTGGGCAATCAACTAACAGCGTGAGATGCGAAATGAGTAGGGCGAGTCAGAAGGTGAAACATCCTGTATGGCTCGCCTTGCTTATTAGCACAGGCTATTATTAGTGAAGGAGAAAGGAATCCTATGGACAAAGTTAATAACAACCCTGTCGTACATCTTGATGTGTGGGTCACATCTCATTTGGATGTCGGCGCACACAATCCGTTTCCTAATGGGGAACTAGAAGTTGTTGATGCGCTCATGTCAGCGAATGGCGTGTGGCTTATTAGCGCAAAGTCAATTCGGGCTTACACATATGAACGGGAACGGCTGATGCGTCTTGAACTATGGAAGAACGATTACGACCTTCTGCTTGAGAATGAAGTGTTCGGCTGGTCACAGTTCTCAATGCGACTCAGCCCTCGCATCACGATAAGTGATAACCCGTCATCGGTTGATAGGGACATCGCACGATGCGGAGTTGTGGCAGAGCAACCGACTGTACTTGTTACGGCTGGTGCTAAATGAGCGACACCGAACTTACTTACATGCTTATCCCTGCACGGCTAGGCGTTGCTTCTTCCGTGAACCAATGTTCCTTCGCTGAGGGGTACAACACCATGCGGACAGCAGTGGGTGGATACATCGAGCGTGTCTCACTGGAGTTGGCAGACATGTACATCAACGAGGATGGGAAGATGCATAATTTGCCAGCCAATGTGCGGGCTACTTGGCTTGCTTGGCACGAGCAGTCCATCGCACCTAACGACTTCATTGTTGGTGACGCAATCCTGTTCGGCAAGGCAGACAAGTACGGCAATGAAACAAGTATCACGCCCGAGTTACGCACACACATAATCAAAGTCCTGAAGGGGGCAGCATGAAACAACACTATGAGCAGGTGATGGTATTTGAATTACCAACTGTTATGAAAAGCACGATTGAATATCGTTACAACCCAACGACTAATAAAGCCGAGGTGTGGTGCGTTATCTACGGAATGATTCAAGGCAAGCCACACATTGCAGACGGCACACTGCTGAAAGAGATGTACTTCAAGGCGTACACCGACTACGGCATTGACATCAAAGAAGAAGCAGCCCGTGACTTCTCAGGCAACTACTTGTTCCGCCCTTGGGAAGACGGACACGCACTAGACATCGCACAAGGATTAGAAAGAACAGAGGTTGAATTCTGATGGAAGCCAAATGGAAAATGATTAGCCCCTCGGGGAAAGAAACGAACGCCAACATCCTTGATGGCATGCGAGCCATGTCTCGTGAGGTGACACGCCTAAGACAACGCCATACCTTCGTTGTGTCTGTACAGCAGCGTGACGACCTAGAACCAATAACCAGTGAGCAGGCGTTGATGTTGCTAGCCCAACTTATTACAGAAGGTTCTTTCATCAACCTTGAATCCATCCACGATGTAACCAACCATCCATCAGTAGCAAAGAAGACCAAGCCATGAAGTATGTACGATTATCAATTGATGTGATGTATGAAGCCGAGGATGAGGATGATGTGAACGCCACACTTATTGACTGGTCACACGACCTAGACAACGAGTTCCGCTTCGCATCCATAGACGCATCAATGGTTGATAGCCGACTCACCGACCTTGAACTGCATGAAGTATCAGAAGGGCTAGACATCGGCAGCATCTTCAGCCCGAAGAAGGCACCACCTAAGAAGCCAACACCTGCAAAGACCATCGCACTTGATGGTGAAGACAATGAACCAACTGATGACATCACTGATGACATAACATAATCTGATTAGCGATTAGTCCTCCCGCTGTCGCTCATCACTAAGCAGCCGAATCATTCATCTTCCCGACAGATGTTTGGTTCGGCTGTTTGGCATTGCACAACCTGCATCCATTGACCCACACCCATTCGCCCACCATTGCCCCTTGAGAAGCCCATACACACGCCTCACGGGTACACCTTGAACCTTCACCACCCATCACAACACAGCCCCACCTGAGCCGTCTCACACACTGCACCCCTTGAGACACCGCTAGACGGTCATGCACCACTGACCACCACCACCAGTGACCAACACCCCAAACCACCCCTAGACCCCACCACCAGTCCAATAGACCCCCCTAGAGGGACACCCCCCACCCCACTTTTCCGTAGAAGGGAGACACGGTCACCCCTACCCCGTCACGGAGCGTGTACTGGCGAAATAAACCAGTTTCTTTTGAAGGTCAATGGATAGGGCGCTTCGCTTTTTTTGATATGCAGAACGAATACTTCCATATGTCATAGCGAATGTGTAGAGTGTCAGTCGTGGCATCAAAGATTTTTGTAATCCTGTTAGCCATCAGCAATCTCGTATCGCTGTATTGGATTACCCGACCAAATGGAGCAACATCTCTCTATGAGCAATATCCGCAAAGAACTAGCAAAGAGCGCAGTCCTCATAGACAGCATCTCCCCCCATCCGAAGAATGTCCGTCAAGGTGATGTGGGTGCAATCTGCACTTCACTTCAGGCTCATGGCCAGTACAGACCGATACTTGTGCAGAAATCAAGTGGCTTTATAGTCGCTGGCAACCACACATGGTCGGCTGCTAAGTCTTTGGGCTGGGACAAAATCGCTGTTATTGAGTTGGATATGGACGATGACCGTGCATTACGAATCCTTTTAGCCGACAATCGCACGAGCGACTTAGCCGATTACGACAGTTTCGCACTGGCAGAAATCCTTTCTGAGTTCGCAAGGGGCTACGACATGGAAGGTCTTGTGTGGAATCAAGACGACCTTGACGACATGCTTGCCACACAGTCGCACTCCATTGCCAACATGGCGGTACCGAACTTGACGGGCATTGACACCGAAGGTGCTCACAACCCGATGGACACCGAATCAAATCATGTAACGAACGACACCAAGGTGGCACAGTTCTATTTGACTTCAGCCGAGTTTGACTTGTTGCGTGATGCACTTCACGCCACCAGCGTCACCAATCGCAACGATGCACTGATGAAAGTAGTTACAGAGTGGCTCGCCCAAAAGAATATATAAGACAAACCTTCATTGACAAAGATGTTTATGAGATGGCTTGCGAAAGAGTCTCACGAGCATTTGACTTATTTGACACAGTTATAGTTTCTTTCTCGGGTGGAAAAGACTCAACCGTATGTCTCAACCTTGCACTAGAAGAAGCACGGCGTAGGAACAGACTGCCACTCAAGGTTAAACACTTTGATGAGGAAGCAATCCCATACGAAACTGAAGACTATGTCAGGCGTGTGTCACAGATTGAAGACATTGATTTGGACTGGTGGTGCCTACCAATTGCCCATCGCAATAGTTGTTCCTCGGAAGAAGGCGACAGCATCTGGCATCCTTGGGCACCTGAGATGGAAGAAAAGTGGGTACGCCCACTGCCACCCGAAGGTAAGCAGACAGCCGAAGGCTTTGCAGTGTGGCCTATCAGCGCACGACTTCCCTTCACAGAGACAGACCCAATCCTTTATCCACCACGCCAGTACGGAAGAACTTGTTTCATCATGGGTATCAGGGCTGACGAATCAATCCGCCGAAGGCAAGCAGTCACTCGTAAAGAGGTGGACAACTACATCATTGAACATGAAAAAGGAATGGCGAAGGTCTATCCAATTTACGATTGGTCTACACAGGATGTTTGGCGAGCACCAAAACTATTCGGGTGGGACTACAACCGAGGCTACGACATGATGGAGTTGGCAGGCATGGCTCACCACCTTCAACGCATCGCTCCACCTTACGGAGAACAGCCAATGCAGTCTTTGTGGATGTTCGCTAAATGCTTCCCCGATGTATGGGACAAACTAGGCGACCGAGTGCCAGGTGCCAAGACAGCAGCACGATACGCAAGAGGTGCGCTTTACCATGCAGGGCAAGGCGGAGTAAAAGAATCAGACCTAAACGAAGGCGAAACTTGGGAACAGAAAGTGCTAGCCGAACTAGACAAGTTCCCACCTGACGAGCGCAAGTTCGTAGCGAAAGCAATCCAAGGTCATATCAATCGTCACTATCGCAGAACCGCTGACCCAATCCTGTTCACCCCACATCCGGTCACGGGCATCTCATGGAGAATGCTTATGAAGGTTGCGTCTAAGGGTGACTTCAAATCAAGAGTTGTTCCTAAATTGACAACTTCAGATGGGGCATCAAGAACTTCAATGGTTAAGAAATACAAAGAAAACATAGAAAAGAGCAAAGAATAATGAGCCGTGAAAAGCAACCAATATCAGATGTGCAATGGGTCAAGCGTGACCAGTTGAAAGCAAATGATTACAACCCAAACAAAATGGCTAAGACCGAACTCGGTTTATTGAAAGTCAGCATTATGGAAGACGGCTGGACTCAACCAATCGTTGCCCGCCTTGACGGAGAAATTGTAGATGGATTCCACCGATGGACTGTCTCGGCAGACAAAGATGTTGCAGCATTAACAGACGGATTAGTGCCTGTAGTTTTTATTCAGGAGATTGACCCCGCTCGTCAGCGCATGGCAACCATCAGACATAACCGTGCAAGGGGAGAACATTATGTAATGTCAATGGCGGATATAGTTACAGAATTAGTTGATGAATTAAAGATTGAACCTGCGGAACTTATTAAACGGTTGGGCATGGAAAAAGAAGAAGTCACACGACTACTAGACAGAGGACAGATGATTAAGCGAGCAGGCAACGATGATTTCAAACCAGCATGGGTGGCGGAAAAGCGATGAGTAATCAAGTACACGGCAAAGACGAGAACGGCGAACTCATTATCGCCGACTGGGCATTTGACAATGGAGACGGTTCAATCACCCCGTTCATGGGCATGGGCACAGTTGAAATGCACAACACCGATGCAACAGCATGGCCATTAGTCACCAGTGGTGAACTAGGTGTAGACCACATCTCAGTTCCAGCAGGTTCAGGCTTTCCGCCTCACACACATCCGGGAGCGCATCTGCTTATTGTTATTGCAGGCAGAGGAACTATCACAGTTGATTCTAAGATTTACCCAACTCACGCAGGGCAGGTTTACTACATAGACGGTGACCACCCACACGCAGTTGGAGCGATTGACGAGCATCACATTCTTGCAGTGGGTTCTCCTCACCGCTTACCGAATGACCCTGAACGAATGAAACTGGTTGAGTACAACTCTATCGCTACCGAACTTGGTGAAGTGGAATGTGGCATCTGTGGCGCAAAAGGGTTGCTTGACGAAATCCAATGCGAACATATCCCGACTAAGGCATCGTGATTCCGAAGCCCTGCTTGGGCTGTGGCATCCTTGTCACAGACGGAGCAAGGTGTAACTCGTGTCGTATTTACCGAGACAGTCTCAAGCCTAAGAAGCAGCGCCCTCATTACGCAGGCGACTACAAAAGACGGGCAAGAGAAGTACGGCTCAACGCAACCAAATGCTGGATATGTGGAGAAGGTGCACGAGCAAATGACCCTTGGACAGCCGACCATGTCGTACCTTCTAATCCCGATAGTTTGTTATTACCTGCACATCGTTCGTGCAACTCACGCAGGGGTAATAAATTAAATGGCTGAGACAAGAGGGCGCAAGCCAAAACCGATAGAGCAGAAGGCTCGCATTGGTAATCCGGGCGGAAGAAAACTACCTTCAACCGATGTCATACCTGTAATAACAAATCGTGATATGCCCACTCCTCATCGCCCACTAATAGACAATGGCCCTGGACTACAACTATGGACTGCTATTTGGACTTCGGGATGTGCGTGGCTACGCAGGGACACAGACATTGAATTAGTGATGATGACTTGTGAACAAACTGACGAGCGAGCAGTATTAAGAACGAAAGTGTTTAGGGAACAAGAATGGCGAGACAGAGCCTCACTAAGAACATTAGAAAAGATGATTGCTCAAAACCTTTCTGCGCTAGGATTCTCACCTACAGACCGAGCCCGACTAGGAATGAACAATGTCTCCAATGACGCAATCCAAGACTTCCGTGACCGCATCGCAGTTAAAAGGGCTTCTGCCTAAAAAGGAATGGGAACCGACCTACTTCACTAAACGCCACAGCAACGCTTCAGATGGTGACGATGTTATTGACTTTGCTTATCAATGGTTGAGAGTTTCCAAAGGCGTAAGAGCAGGTCAGCCTTTAGAGTTTGTGGAATGGCAACAGTGGCTATTAAAAGCTTTGCTTGAACGCCGAGACAATAACCGCTTGCGTTATCGCCGTGCAGTTATTGGACTGCCAAGAAAGCAAGGCAAATCCCTAATGGGTTCAGCCCTTGCGCTTTATGGTTTGTTCGCTGGTGAAGCAGGTGCAGAAGTGTACTCCGCTGCTGGAGACAGAAAGCAGGCTCGCATTGTATTCAACGAGGCTCGGGAACAAGTAGTTAAGTCTCCAGTCCTATCTGCTCACTGCAAGGTTTACCGTGACGCTATTGAGGTTCCAGCGTTTAACTCTGTGTATCGGGTGCTATCCGCTGACGCTAAATCACAGGCTGGTCTAAACCCTTCTTTAGTTATCTTTGACGAACTATGGGTGCAGAGGAACGATGACTTGTATGACCAATTGACATTGGGTTCGGGTGCTCGTGTAGACCCAATGATTGTTTCAATTACTACAGCAGGTTATGACATCAACACTCTTTGCGGAAGGTTGTACGACTACGGCAAGGCTGTTGCTCAAGGAGATGAAGTAGACGAGAACTTCGGTTTCTTTTGGTGGGAAGCACCTGCTGATTGTTCCATCACAGATAGGAGTGTGTGGGAACAGTGCAATCCTAACTTGGCTTCCAAACTCATAGACGAAGACGACCTTGAAACATCTGCACGGCAGTCAAGCGAAATGGCATTCCGTAGATTCCGATTGAACCAATGGGTACGAGCAGAAGAAAGTTGGCTCCCTGCAGGCGCATGGGAACGGCTAGTGGGCGAAGTAGAGATTGACCCTGATTTAGAAACTTGGGTTGGCATTGACATGGCGTTGAAGCACGACAGCATCGCTGTAGTAATGGCACAGCCTCAAGGGGACAAGGTTGCTGTCACAGCCAAAATATGGCACCCATCTGAAAAGGCTGTGGATGTGGCATCCATTGAGCATTACCTTCGGGAAATACATTTGAAGTACAATATTAAAGAGTTCGCCTACGACCCTGCATATTTTCAGCGTTCTGCAGAAATCCTTATAGATGATGGGCTTCCGATGGTTGAGTACCCACAAAGTAGTCAGCGCATGATTCCAGCCTGCGGTCACACATACGAACTCATCATCAACAACAAAGTGGTGCATAACGGTTCTCCAGTTTTCACAGACCAAGTGCTATCAGCAGCACAACGAATGACTGATACTGGCTGGCGGCTAAGTAAAGGTAAAAGCCACCGAAAGATTGACGCTTGTATTGCAATGGTCATTGCGTTAGACCGAGCGACACGCAGACCAGAAGGCTACAATGGCCCTAGCGTCGTTCCAGTTTGGTAAAAGTTATGAGACAAAACATCACATCCACAGTTGAAGTATTAGGTGCTATTCTCGTGTCAATCGGAGCATTCATGATTTGGATGCCATTAGGGTTTATTGTTACGGGAGCACTTCTAATCACGGGCGGAGCATTTTCAGCATGAGCATTATTAGACGAGAAGTTCGTTCGCTACCAATTACGGTAGATGTAAACCAAATCTCGGCTCGCCCTCAGTTTCAAAACTATTCAGGCGAAATCGTTACTGAACGCACAGCAGTCTCGTCTACCGCTGTATTGTCTGCCGTCACACTATTGGCAGATTCAATAGCCACAATGCCTTTGCAGGTTTATCGTGACAACAAAGGAACTCTAGAAGAACTACCAGTTCCGAGCGTGTTTGTGAAACCTAACGATGACCAAAATATGTTTGAGTTTATTCACCAAACAATTGCAACTCTTGCACTTCACGGCAACGCTTTTATTTATGCACCTCGCAACGCAGGCGGAGCACCTCTTGAGATGCGTTGCCTTCACCCGCTATTAGTCAATGTTGTTGTGGGCGATAACGGTAATCGTGTTTATTCGTACAACAAAACAGTGATTGACTTTGAATCTATGTATCACATCTCGTGGCTTCGTTTCCCTAATCAGGCTTACGGCGTTTCACCACTTGATGCAATGCGAAACATTATTGGAACGGGAATTGCTATTGACCGCTTCCTTGCACAGTTCTACGGAGATGGAGCGACACCTTCATCAGTGTTAGAAACAGACCAGCAAGTGACAATGGAACAAGCAGAAATTCTACGCACCACTTGGGAAGATGCACATTGGAAAAGGCGCAGACCTGCAGTTCTCGCTGGTGGGTTAAAGTGGCGTTCAGTCACAGCATCTGCATCAGATATGGACACAATGGAACATCGTGAATCTATTGTTCGGGATATTGCAAGAGCGTATAGAATCCCTTTACACCTCATTGCTGGCACAGGCGGAGACAATCAGACTTATCAAAATGTGGAGTCCGCTGGTATCAACTTTGTTCGTCACACTTTGCTCCCTTGGATGCACCGACTAGAAGACACGCTTAGTTCTATGTTGCCTACACCACAACGAGTACGACTAAATGCTGATGGTTTGATGCGTGGAGATTTGAACTCAAGAGTTATGGCTCAACAGATTCAGATTCAAACAGGAACATTGTCCCCGAACGAAGCACGAGCATCAGAAGGGCGAGAGCCGTACGAAGGTGGCGACAACTTCTATTACGGTCAAGTAGGAACAGCAATCGGCGTAGACGCTTTGCCCCCTATGGCAAGCAGTATTACGGATTTACCAGCATGAAAACTTCTGCCGTAACTATCACAACATCAGCAACGCTGTTAATTGATGCCGATAATCAACCACGCATTTGTTATTTACATTCGGGAAGTGGTTCTGTATATATCGGTGGTTCGGATGTAACCGCATCTACAGGCATACATTTATCCAATGGAACGACACTTGCAATAAGCGTTCCGTTTAACGAAACTATTTATGGCATTACAAGTTCGGGTACGCAAACTATGCGTGTCCTTACACCAAGCGTGGATTAATGGCAAACCTTACTCCGCCTACTTATATGCGAAACGCTGCAAAGCGTGGGTTAAAACTCAATGCAGACGGCTACGGCGGAGATGGACTAGTTGAAGCGACAATTGCATCTGCTCGTAAAATGGCTAACGGTGAAGTATCAATAGAAAAATGGCGCAAGATAGCCCCTTGGATAGCAAGGCATTTAGTTGATTTAGATGCACCCAAAAATAAAGACCCAAACGATAGTGGGTATCCGGGCGCAGGATTAGTTGCTCATCTACTTTGGGGTTCAGGGCCATCTAAGCAAGATGCGCAACGAGCGATGGAATATGCGATTAGAGTAGTGGATAACTTTGACAAAGAAGCCGAACGAGGAGCACTTATGGATATAGTTGAATCAGTTGTAGAACCAGTAACCGAAGCAGAAGTTGATGTGGAAGAACCCATGCCGACTTACTCTTTGGTAGATGGGCTTAGGGAACTATTGTCCGATGCAGTTTCCCTTTATTTTCAAGCGCATGGTTCGCATTGGAATGTAAGAGGCACGGACTTCGCTCAATACCATGAATTGTTTGCAGAGATTTACGAAGACATTTACGGGTCTATTGACCCTATTGCTGAGAACATTCGCAAACTTGGTGGAGAAGCGCCGTTCATGCTTCAAGATTTTTTGTCTATGAGTTCGGTACGACAGACCGCACCTGCAGATACAACTTCCGCTTTAGCCACAGCGTTGCTTCTCGGCAACACCCAAATACTTATGTGCTTGCGTAATACTTTTGAAGTTGCTGACGAAACAGATGAACAAGGCATTGCGAACTTCCTTGCAGAGCGAATTGACCGACATCAAAAATGGGATTGGCAACTCAAGGCTTCACTTGATGTTGTAGCCACTCGCAGTAACACAATTGAATGGGTTAGCCGTTCCGTAGATGACAAGCGCTCAATAGCCTATTCAAATCTTGAAGTTCGTTCTGATGCAACTGGCAACACCCTTGTTGGGTATGCAGCAATGTGGGATACACCTTCTCAAGACCTCGGCTTCACAGAATATGTAACAAGGGGTGCATTCACCAAGACTCTTAAAGACGGTGCTGATGTTCGTTTGCTATTTGACCATGATGGTGCTCCACTTGCCCGAACCAAATCAGGCACTTTGCGTCTAAGCGAAGATTCACGAGGACTAAAAGTAGAAGCAGAACTAGACCCTGCCAACCCTTTAGCACAACAGATTATGTCTGCCCTTCGCAGAGGGGACTTAAACCAAATGTCTTTCGCCTTTAGGACTATTAAGGACAGTTGGAATACAGACCGTTCCGTGCGACAACTGCGTGAAGTACAACTTTATGATGTGTCGGTAGTGACTTATCCCGCCTACGAGGAAACTATTGCGGAACTACGAAAGATGCATTACACTGCGCCTAGTGCTGTAACTCGCTTGCGCCGACAACAAGTTGCTATCGCACGAACCAAATAACTGCCGAAAAAACAAGCCGAGGGTTGAATCTCACTTGCTGTTTCACCGTTGAAATAAACCCACCAATTCAGAAGGAATTACCCAATGTCATACTTGACAAATCTCCATGAAAAGCGTGAGGCTCTTGTTACTAAAGCAGAGTCTTTCGTTCAACTAGCCGAGCAGGAAAACCGTGACCTCACGCCTGCCGAAGACACAGAAGTAACCGATGCACTTACGCAAGTTCGTGACCTTGATGCTTCTATCGCACAGCAAGAAGAACTCGCTGAGCGTTCAAAGCAGGCTGCCGAAGCACGAGAGAATGCAGGCATCAAGCCGGCAGTTATCAAATCAGAAGCCCGCACATACTCACCACAAGCACCAACCTCGTTTATTCGTGATGCTTATTCAGCACAGTTCAACAATGACTATTCTGCACAAGAGCGCCTTGCTCGCCACATGCAGGAAGAAAGAGTTGAACGCCGTGATGTGACATCAGCAGCATTTGCTGGTCTTATGGTTCCTCAGTTCCTAACCGATTTGGCTGCTCCGTTTGCTCGTGCAGGTCGTGTAACAGCAGACCTCGCTCGCAAGCATCAACTTCCAGCCGAAGGCTTGACACTCAGTATCAGCAAGGTAACTACTGGTTCAGCAACTGCATTGCAGACTGAAGGTTCCGCTGTTCAGGAAACAGACATGGACGATACAAAACTTGACCTCACCGTCAAGACATATGCTGGTCAGCAGAATGTTTCTCGTCAGGCTTTAGAGCGTGGCACTAATATTGACTCACTTGTTATGGCAGACCTTGTTTCTTCATACCACACAGTTTTGAACACTGCTGTTGTTGCTGAACTCTTTGCATCTGCAGGACAGGCAGTGACATACACCGATGCTTCTCCGACAGTTGCAGAGTTGTATCCGAAATTGGTTGATGCGATTCAGAAGGTACAGACAACTTTCTTTGCTGGCCCTAATGTCATCATCATGCATCCACGCCGTCTCGGAATGATTCTTGCTGCTGTTGATGGTCAGTCACGCCCACTTGCAGTACCAACACCATCGTCTTCAGGTCAGCCTGCATACGCTTATGGTTCAGGTGCAGTGCAGTACGGAAACTCTGGATACAGCATTCTCGGATTGCCTGTATACACAGACGCAACCGTTGCTGTGAATAAGGGTGCTGGTACAGACCAAGACACCATCTACATCGGCAACACGCAAGAGTTGCACCTTTGGGAAGAAGGTTCGGGCGAGCCAATGATGCTTCGCTTTGAGCAACCAAAGGCTGCCGAACTAGATATCACCATGATTGTCTACGGATATAGCACTTTCACTGCTAACCGTTACCCAAATGCATGGGCACAAATCAACGGCACAGGGTTAATCACACCAACCTTCTAGCCCAAAATGCTGTGGGCAGGTGTAGGTTTTACCCTTTCTCCCTGCACCTGCCCCACCAGCAGAAGGAACAATTATGACCACACAAGTTGAAGCACTATTAGCCGAGCGTGAAAGTTATGTACGCCGAGGTTTAACTAACAGAGTTGCATCAGTTGATGCTGAACTAGCCAAGTTTGGAATCGGTGTTGAAACCGCTTCTATTGAACCAACTATTGAAACTGCCAGCCGAGCAAAGCCTCGTGCTCGCAAGCCTGTAGATGAATAATGGCAATCACAAACGGCTACTGCACTTTGGCAGAAGTCAAGGCTGCACTTCGCCTTACCGACTCAACCGATGACACTCTTTTAGAGAATTCAATTGAAGGGGCTTCTCGCCGTGTAGACGGGTACTGCGGAAGATGGTTTTATAAAACTACTGCCACAGCGGTATCTCTTATGCCGAATAATTTTTATCATGTCCCAGTTCAAGACATTGCTTCCACTAGTGGGTTAATTGTCAAGACCGACAATGACGGCAATGGGACATTTGAAACCACTTGGACTATTGGCACCGACTACATGGTTGAACCAACTAATGCAATATTAAACGGCAGGCCATACCGCAATATCCGTGCAATAGGTGCCAAAGTTTTTCCAATCAATATCCCGCCTAATCCACCGTTGGTGCAGGTAACAGCACAATGGGGTTGGGATGCAGTTCCTGACGATGTCCGTGAAGCGACAGTTCTTTTATCGATGCGTGGCTTCGCCCGATACAACGCTGCTCTTGGCGTGGTCGGCTTTGCTGACATGGCTATTCAAGTCCGAGCCGTAGACCCCGATGTTCGTGAGATGCTAAACCCGTATCGCCTACTGGCAGTTGCATAATGCCTGCCACAGTCGGTCAAGTTGCCACAGCCCTTCAGACAGCCTTAGCCACGATTTCAGGACTTAGGGCGTACTCGTACCAGCCCGAGCAGTTAAACCCCCCTATCGGGTTCCCAGTGCTGAATACGGTGACCTATCACGGGGCGATGGGTAGCGGTTTAATCACAATGGATTGGACTATCAATGTTGTTGTCGGCAGATATGTAGACCGAGTGGCACATGCAAACCTTGACGGCTACTTGTCTTACAGCGGGGCTACTTCAATTCGGGCTGCTTTAGAGACAGACCCAACTCTTGGCGGAGTCGTTCAAAACTTGATTCTTAATTCTTCAACTAATGTTTCAGCATTGGAACAAGATGACGCAGAATTCCTACAGGTATCGTCTACACTTACCGTGTACGCATAAGGAGACATATGACTACCTACAAAGTAACAAGCGACAACTTCACTCTTGCCCCTTTAGGTGCCAGTGTTACTGTTGCTGATTTATACGGCTTGAACATCGATGCGCTTATCTCTGGTGGGCATATCCAAGAACAAGCAAAAGTCCCGACAACCAAAACCGAAACTAAGGAATAGGAACCACAATGGCTGTCCTCGCACTAACCAATGCAACAATCACAATTAACAGTGTTGCGCTATCTGACCATGCCAATAATGTCACGGTCAATTACGAAATTGATTCAATTGAAGTGACCGCATTCGGAAGTGGTGGTCACACCTTCGCTGGCGGATTACAGAACAACAGCGTTGAGATTACTTTGATGCAAGACTTTGCAACTTCTAATGTTGAAGCAACTGTGTACCCACTCGTAGGAACTACAACCACACTGGTCATCAAGCCAACTTCATCTGCAGTTGGGGCTACTAACCCTTCATACACAATCTCCAATGCTTTCCTTGCATCTCACACTCCAGTCGCTGGTGGCGTAGGCGAGTTGGCAACAACAAGCCTTACATTCACAGGCGGAACCATTGTTAAGGCAGTTGCATAATGGCTGTCCTCGCACTCACTAACGCAGTAGTCACTATCGGTGGTACCGCAGTATCCGACAAATCAAACAATGTGACACTAAATTACGAAATTGACTCAATTGAAGTAACCGCCTTTGGAGATACAGGACATAAGTTTTCTGGCGGATTGCAAAACAACTCTGCTGAAATCACTTTGATGCAAGACTTCGCTGTGAACATTCCAGCCGGGGCTGCTACTACCAGTGTGGAAGCATTGATTTACCCACTCGTAGGTACGACAACAACTGTCACAGTTAAAGCAACTAGCGCATCCACATCAGCCACCAACCCTCTTTACACATTGTCAACAACCTTCCTAGCCTCGCACACACCTGTCGCAGGCGCAGTTGGAGAATTGGCAATGACCACCTTGAGTTTCACTGGTGGAACTCTCGTAAAGACAACCTCCTAAATTAAGGATTACCCGACATGGAAATGAAGTTTGTAGTTGTTTATAGCAACGGCGAGAAACAAAAGACCACAGCCCACTTCCCTGACTTCGTGATGTTTGAACGCACATGGAACAGAAGTGTGGCTAACCTTGAAACAGAAATCAGACTTACTGATATTGGCTGGCTTGCATGGAAATCTTTGCAACGAAACAAACTGACCGCCCTACCTTTTGAACCTGAGTGGCTCAATAGCATTTCAAGTGTTGAAATTGATGACGAATCGGATGTGACAGTCCCTTTGGACAGTCCAGCGCAACAGGGCGGTTAGCGTTTATATGCGTGGAGACTGGTATTCCTCCTAGTCAATTGCTTCTAGAAGACCCCGTGCATCTGCAAGCGGTATATGACATGATTGTTTGGCGCAATTCTCAAGCACCTAAGAAGTAGTATTGGCACATGGCTGATGTACGAAACAACATGGTGGTAGGTGTCGCCCCTGTTTTGCAAGCCTTGAAACGGTTAGAGCCTGAAACATTCAAGCAAGTCAGCAAAGACATAAAAAACAAAGTAGAACCTTTGCGTGCCAAAGTCGCTGAAGGATTCCCTGCTCATCCTTGGACATCATCTAAACAAATCAACTGGATTAAATATGGGCGTACTTCTAGGGGAAGAAAACCAGCCGGCGGTGCAGGCGCATCGTTTCCTAAATACGATGTGAAGAAAGCCAAAAGAGGCGTAAGTGTTGTAGTCGGTGGCAGGAAAATACGGAGGACTAATTCGTACCCGATTGTCCGCATCAAGCAATCAGACGCTGGTGCTTCAATCTTTGACCTTGCAACTTTGAATCGCACCGACAAGAAAGACCAGTTCGTTAAGAACCTCAACAAGACAGGTTCTCCATCACGAGTGATGTGGAAGCGTGTAAAAAACTATATGCCTTTAGTTGAAAAAGACCTTGACAAAATCATTGCGGATATACAATCTCGCTTTACTGTGCAAATTGCTAATGAAACAACAAAGCGTGCTAATTCGTCTATTCAAGCAAGGTCACAGAATCGCAACGCTTTCGGAAGGTTTGGTCTGTAATGGCAATCGTAATCCCAGTTATAAGTACATTTGATAGCAAGGGTGTAAATAAAGCCATTTCGTCTTTTAGACAACTAGACGGCGCAGGGCAGAAAAGTGCTTTTGCATTACTCAACGGCACAAAAGCACTCAACTCATTTGGTAAATCCGTTGTAAAAATCGGTGGCATCATGGGTGGCATTGGTGGCGTAATTGGTGGCTCGCTTATCAAGGCTGCACTTGAGTCACAAAAGGTTTCTAAACAAACTGAAGCAATCGTTAAAGCAACTGGCGGAGCAGCAAACTTATCAACTAAACAAATCTCAGACCTTTCACGGGCAATGTCCGTAAAGACGGGAATTGATGACGAGGCAATACAAACCTCGATGAACATGCTCCTTACTTTCAAGGCTGTACGCAATGAAGTGGGTGCAGGAAACGACATCTTCACACGAGCCTCACAGGCTGCTCTTGACTTAGGCAATGTATTTGGGTCTACAGACGGCGCTGCTAAACAACTCGGTAAAGCATTGGCTGACCCTGTTAAAGGTGTAAGTGCGTTAAAGAAGGCAGGTGTGGACTTCACTGATGCGCAACGCAAACAGATTAAAGCGTTTGTTGATTCAGGGAACATTCTCGGGGCGCAGAAGTTAATTCTTAAAGAAGTTGAATCTCAAGTAGGGGGGACTGCTGCTGCTACCGCTACAGACTTTGACCGGATGAAAGTAGCGGTAGGCAATGTGGCTGAGGACTTGGGAACTTTATTGTTGCCAGCGTTTGAGGCTGCATCTCGTTTTGTAACCGAAACTCTTGTACCGATATTTCAAAAGTTCTCTGACATTGTTGGGACACAAGGGCTTGGTGCAGGATTCAAGTTTCTAGGCGATGAAGGACTAAAAGCACTTGGCAAGTTAGACGGTTGGAAAGACCTTGTGTTCGGCGTAGTAACTGGAGTGGTTGCATTAAACATTGCAACAGGTATTTATACAGGTCTACAAACACTTGCCACTATTGCAATGTCTGCTTTTGGTACTGCTGCTACTGGCACCGCTGTTGCTATGAATGCTGCCTTCTTTGGTATTCCTGCACTCATTGGTGCGGTAGTAGTGATTGTCGCTGCTTTGGCTTTAAGGTTCAAGGGTTTCCGTGATGTCATTGGAAAGATGATTCCAGTCTTAAAGTTTGTAGCAAACTTCTTTTTAGACTCATTCGTTAATCCAATTATTTGGGGAGTTAATCAACTCATTAAGGCGTACAACGGTATTCCGTTCTTGAGTGATATCCCCATGCTTACTGAACTACATGTCGGTTCCGATAAAGCAAAAAAGTCTGTGGAATCTTTAAGTGATGAACTAACAAAGTTGAAGCCAAAACTTAAATTGAATGGCGGTGCAGTAATAAAACCACCTGTAGTTAAAAAACCACCTTCAACTGATACTGGCCCTAGCGCAATAGACAAAGCCAAGACCGCATTAGAGAAGTACACTTCTGCACTCAAGTTGTTTGGTTCGGAAACTAAAGCGTATGAAGCCTCAATTAAAGGCGTAGCAACCGCTACTTTAACCCTTGCTAATGCCACAGATAATGTGCGTGTAGCCCAAGATAAGTTTAATAAAATATCTAAGGGTTACGGGGCAGGAAGCAAAGAGGCTGCTGCTGCCACAACAGACCTTGCATCGGCAAGACGGGCTGCAACACGAGCCACAATTTCGTTACAAGATGCTACTCAAGGTGTAGTTGATGCTCAAAAAGCACTTGATGACCTTAAATCAGGCAAAACAACCGAAAATGCAACACAAGATTTGGCTTACGCTACTCAAAAAGTAGAAGATGCAAAAAAGAGCCTTGCCGATGCTTATATTCAAGGTGGCGACAAAACCATTAGTGATGCTGCCGAGCGTTTAAACCAAGCATATGCCGACCAAAAAGACGCTGTAGACGCTGTAAGACAGGCTAATGATGCTTCAAGCCCCGAGGCTATTCGCAAAGCCGAAACTGATTTGACACTTGCCAAACTTGACCAAGCCGATGCTCAAGACGCTGTAGCCCAAACAGCCCAAGATGTAATTGACAAACAAGCAGAACTAACAGCCATTATAAGTGGCGCACCTGCAACAAGCGATGCCTACAAAGACGCACTTAAAGACTTAACAGACGCTCAAAAAGAAGAAAAAGACGCTATTGACGGCGTAACTGAGGCTTACGATAAACAAGCAGAAGCGTTACTTGCTTTAACTAACGCCAAAAAAGGTTTAGCCACAGCCTCAAAAGGCACAACCAAAAAACAAGAAACATCAGCCCAAAACACAACAGGCATTGACCCTAAAACTGGAAAACCAATAGGAACATTTGGTGGTGGAGTTGGGATTGGAGACAATTTCCCTAGTATTGACTTCTCAAATATTGATTGGTCACAGGTTGTTCCATTTATGGCTGACGGTGGCATTATAAACAAACCAACACTTGCAATGATTGGCGAATCAGGTGCAGAAGCCGTATTGCCACTTTCACAAATGGGTAATATGGGCGGTAGCAACATTAACATTACAGTCCAAACAGGTGTTGGCGACCCTGTGGCTATCGGCAAATCTGTTGTTGATGCGTTACAGGCTTATCAGAGGCGTTCAGGCGCATTACAAATAAAGGTGGCATAAATGGCTTCATCATTCCCTACAAGCATTGACAGTTTTACAGACCCTCTTTCAACTTCACCGTTAAATAGTCCTTCACATTCGCTTCAACACTCAAACTTAAATAGTGCGGTGAACAAGATTGAAACCTACATGGGGTTGGTGCTTGTTACAAGCGCAACAGTTGGAACAGGCGTAACGAGCGTGACGGTTTCAAACTGTTTCAGCGCAACTTATGATTCATACAAAATAATTATGTCAGACACAGCAGGCACATCAGGTGCATGGTTGTATTTCAATGTGAATGGTATCCCTGCTCAATGGTATGGCAATTACCTTTACGCAAACTTTGCGAGTGGTGCGCCTCTTTCAGTTGGGGCTAATGGCGCAACTTACGCTAACTATGTTGGTGGTTGCGCTCAATCTACATTTAGTCTCAATATGGAAATAAACAATCCCTTTTTGGCAAAAGCAACTTTCGTTAATGCGCCGTTTGTTGATGCCAACACTGCAGGCACCGCCACTTATGTTCTTGCAACTAACGCTTCATACACAGGCTTTCAGGTTTATTGCAATGCTGTTACAATGACTGGTGGAACCATTCGTGTCTATGGGTATAGGAAATAAATAATGGAACCGATATTTGGAACTTTTCACGATGCACTCACAGGCGAAACCATTACACGGGAACTAACAGCCGAAGAAATTGCAGCACTACCAGAGCCAACAGAACCACTAACTGAACTTGAGTAATGGCTGTTCCTCTTTACGATTCCGCAACCCTCTATGACGCAACAGGTGTTGGCTATGACGGTGCAGGCGATGGTGTTACAACCATGCCTACATTGGGCGTGTTCATAGCGTTTGACGGTTCGCCATACGATGTTGAACCTGTATGGACAGAAGTAACAACCTATGTAACAAATGTTGATATTGACAGGGGCAGGTCAGATGACTTTTCACCTTTTGTTTCTACAGCCCATGTGACATTCCAAAACAACACACGACAGTTTGACCCGTTTAATACGGCAGGCACCTACTACGGGAAACTGCTTCCGAGAAAACAAATCAAGATTGTTGCAATGAATAACGGTATTTTGTATCCCGTCTTTCGTGGGTTTATGGAAGGGTTTCCTGTTTCTTTTACCGAGGCTGGATATGCCTCTACCGTGTCGGTGCAATGTTTTGACTTGCTGGCGTTGCTGTCACAATCACAAATGCCTAATGTACTTTATAACTTTACATATAACTATATTTTAAGGTACAACCCGTTATCAGGATTTTCTGATGGTTCACCTACAGTAACAAAAAACCCTGTTCACTATTACAGAGGTGATGACCAAATCCCTTCAACTACTATTTCAGACCAAGGAACACAAGCGTCTCCTTTATTTGGTTCGGTGGCTTGGTCTTACGGAATTCAATTGGCACCTTTGGGAAGTAAAAACTCAATTAACATTGGTCAATCAAACTCATTTACTTGCTCCACAGGTACAGGTGTTGCAACTGGTTTAACAGTTAATATGTGGTTTACTATTACCGACAAAACTAGTACGGCATATTTTCTTTATGTTGAATACGGCTCTGTTCGTATAAGAGCAAACATTGATGCATCAGGGTATTTTCATGTTGAAGTTAAAACACCAACATTTACTTGGGATGGTTATGACTACACTAAAAATAGTGGCGCAAAAATGCGTGATGGACAACCTCATTGTTTGAACATTATGTACACCCCTAGTGCTACAAATGCCTATACCTCTGGTACTTATGTTTATGCTTTTTTAGATAGTCAATCAATTTTGTCGTCTATTTCGGGCGGTTCTGCTACAAACACTTTAGGTGCTGATGTTGTAACTGTAAGCAATATTGTGTTTCAAGAATTAGCCGTTTATGATTTTTCTGCATACGCAGCATACGCTTTGTATAACTATGGAGCAGGCAAAATAACAGAATTTGTTGCTGACCGTTATAAGCGTTTAATTGACTACACGAATGTTCCGCAATCCCGTACTAACTACGCAGAAGTTAGTACCAATACTGATTGGGCAGGTTACCCATATAATGTTGTTTATGTAACAGATATTGATAATCAAGGCACACCAATAGTTGATGCGTTAAACAACACAACCAATGCCGAATATGGTTTTATGTTTTGCGACAAGAATGGCAAAATACAATTTAAGGGTCGTAATTATGTTTATCTCAATCCGACAAGCAACACAAACCAAGCCATACTTGGCACAGGTGGTATTGCATTTGAACCTCAAATAGATATGCAACTATCGGGTGACCAAATCCGTAATGATGTGACTGTCACATTTAGTGGTGAAGGTCTTGTAAATGCCACAAATAGTGGTTCTGTATCTGCATACGGCACAAACACTGAAACTATTAACACCCAAATAACCAACATTGCAATAAGTAGAACTCTTGCAAACTATGTGGCTACTGTCGCTGGCAACCTGACTACAAACCTTTCCCCGTTGCGGATTGGCGTAACTAAAACCACTGCCGACTATGCCACCATGCTTGGCTTAGAACTGCTGGATAGAACAACGGTTGTTGTCACACCAAAAACAGGTTCATCATTTACTAAGATTCAACTGCTAAACAAAATCACTCATAGCATTACAACAAGTAGTTGGGATATTACTGTTGATGGTTCTGAGCAGTACACAGCATGGTTTATTCTTAACTCATCAACTCTTGATGACGGATTCCGCCTACAATAAAGGACAATATGGCAGTCAAAACATTCACAACCGAGGTGCTTACCAGTGCCGATACGAACACCTACTTGGCTAACTCAGGGCTGGTGTATATCACTAGCGCAGTTGTTACCTCGGCAGTTTCTAGCGTCACAATAGACAACTGCTTCACAAGCACCTACAACAATTATCTAGTCATTGGCTCAGATATCGGGGGTAGTGCTTCTGTCGACTTGTATTGTCAGATGCGTTATGCAGGACCAACAACTCAATCAACTTCCTACTATCAAGGCATCGGTGGCATTACTTATCTTGGTGGACTTTCAACACCGTTATCGGGGA